GATCGAAACTCCACAACACCACCAGTCGTTGCCGAGTCGGTGGTTACTGTGTTGTTCGTCACTGTCATTGAGTTAGCGTTGTCGTTGTCTATCAAGTCGAATGATCCAAGTGTTATAGCAAAATCTCCGGCAGCTACCACAAGAGAATCATTCCCTTCGGTAGTACCATTGATATTTACTGCACCAGTACCGTCTAAGGTGATGTCTACATCACCGTCAGAACCGTCTATAATCTCAATCGTACTTGTCGTACTGTTGCCAGTTTGAATAATGAGATTGAAGTTACCGTTTGACTGGACTGTTCCAGTTGCAGATCCTGTACCTAGCTGCAAAACTCCACTCACTACCGAGTTGGTAGCGAAGGTTGCAAGTCCAGCTTTGGTTACAGACCAACCCGCAGACCCAGTAACGTCATTACCAGAACCTGAGTTTGCGAATAAGATGCCTGCCCCAGCAGATGGGCCATCAGCAGTAATATTTAATACTGCGGTGTCCTCATTAGCCCCAGCCATTATTATGGCCCCAGCATCTACAGTGATATTAGAACCGTCATCATAAGCATCGTTGAGAGTATGAGTAATCAAACTCCCGCCTGCACCTATAGTAGTTTCAGTGCTTCCATCGTTGTAGATTAATTTATTGGACGAGTCGATATAGAGAAGGAACTCTCCAGAAGTGATAGACGGTGCCTTGTTAGGTAATTCAAACCTATAAGCACCATTGCCAACTTTCGTAGAGAATCCTGATGATCTCGAATATGATCGCCCATTAATTGTAGGCATATTTCTTTTTTAGTTGATTAATTGGCGGCTGACTCCATATGTATCTGTTTTCCTGTGGCAGTCTACACAAAGTGTTCTGCCATTTTCCAGTTCCATACGAAGACGAGGATGCATTGCAAATGGTTTAATGTGGTCTGCTTGCATATCGCCACCTCTCTTACCACAGTTTTTGCAGGTATAGTTATCCCTTTCAAAAACCGATTTTCGCCACTCTTTGTACTCTGGTGATTTACGGATTCTTTCATGTTCAGAAGTTACTCCACCTTTCCAATTAGGGTTTTTCTCTCCTGCCATATAACCTTTCAATCCCTTGACCCAAGATGTATGACCTTTCTTAAATGAAGTTTTATTTGGCTTCATTACTCCTTTGGTTCCTTTATTCCAGGTTGACTTGCCTAATTTAGCTTTGCGCTGTTTCAGGCGAGTTTCTTTAGTCCTTGGAGCTTTGTCCGTACACGATATAGAGCAGTATTTGCGGCGGTGAAGCCAGGCTTCCCTGGACTCCACATCTGGTTTTGAAAAGAACTTACTACAGAACTTGCAAGGCTTGATGGGGGATACTTTCATATCCCTTAGCATACCAAAAGTTAGGCATACTTGGCATCATGCCGCATTTGTTCCTTTGCTGCCGACAAGGTTTCGGAAATCATTGTGCTGCCAGTCACCGATCCATTCACATGTCCACTGGAGTTCTTTGGTCTTGTAAACAATGTTTACAGGGTCCATCATAATTTCTTGAGCTTGTCTCATCCATAGAGCACCCATGTTTGAGTTCTTCATTTTTGAATCCATCATAAACCAGAAGTCTGTGTTCTTAAGAAACCATCGAGTAGCATGAATCTTGAAAGTCCGTACACCGGAACCATCATTGTCGAAACTCTCAGAGATTTTGCCAGAATCAATGGAACCTTTAAGCTCCATAGCCTTTTGGTGATTTGTTGAATTCTTAGAAACAACAATAGTATCTAGGTCAATATCTAGTGGAATGCCCACTGGATCTAAGACAGCTTGGGCTGTTCTATGAGCACCTTTAATACCGTCATAGTCAAGCTGCATATTTACTGTTGTTCCATCAGTGATTCTATTGTCATTGTCAGTTCCTGCGTCTTCACGCGTGTGCGCATTAGAAACAAGAGCCTTGCTGTCTCCACCACTAATATCAATGGAATAATTCCCACTGATGTCTTCAGCTGTGTAAGTCGTACTGAAGGAGTTTGTTAATTTCTCATACAAGCGTTTATTGCGCAGATTAGATACTGCTGTAATGACTGAATTGACACTGCTTTCAAGTTTTCTACGTTTGATACCGAAGAGCCACATCATCTTAGAGAATGTGAGCACGACACCATATTGTGCCTGTGTCCAAGTCTTATCAAAGTTCTGAATTGGAGACTTCTCTGTGAAGGCAGCCTGTTCGACTACTCTTCCAGCGAAACCAAGTCCAGACTGAGATGACTCTTTAGTGTCAAGATCAGTAACTCCGGTTTCTGTTGCGTAGATTTCTTGCCACTTGTTGTCAATGCCTTTTTGAGCAGTTTTTTCTGCATATAACTGGACTGCAACATCTGTTGCGTCAGTTAGGTCTGCAAGCGTTGTTGGCATATTAGTTATTTAGTTGATTAAGCAGCAGTCGTAACTCCTGCGGGTCCGAGTGGCATTACCAATGCCAGTTTGTCTGTATTAGTACCGACTTCTCTTATTTGCACAAAAACACCTGTAGTAGCCGTAATCTCGGTACTAGAGTTGTCAAGCGTGTCATGGTCAGTCAGAGCCATACGTTCACCAGTTTCAGATGACGAACTGTTGTTAGCCAGTTCAGCTTCCCAGACTTGCCCAGGAGAAAATGGCACAACAACCACCTCTGTATCTCCTGAAACACGGGTTTGGTAACAAACACCAAACATATCAGCAGCTGTAGTAGTAGATGTAGCTCTCTGTAGCGCGTTATTTGGCCGATCCCATTCTAATACGTCGCCTTTAGCCATAGCTGTCTCGGTAGTTTTATCCACCCCAAGAGTAGCTGGTGAATTTCCGCCATTATTGGCAGTTTTCCATACAAAAGCCATATTATATTAATTTAATGGATAATAAGGATACTTATGTATCCTTCAATCCCCTCTGAAGTTGTCGTTATCTAGCTTTCTTTTTGGTAGCTAGTTCAGTAGCTTCCTTTTCTGAATATCCCATGTCGGTGAATATCTTTACATCATCTTCAGTATATTCTTTGCTAGGAACTCCAACACCAGAACCTCCTGCACCTTGTCCAGCCATTTCTAAACTCTTTTTCTTAGCTTCTTCTTTAGCTGGATCAGTTTTGGGAGTGGGGTTCTGTGATTCGAGATAAACATGCGCCTTTTCAAGTCTCTTCTTAACATCAAACGGATTTTTAGGTCTATTTTCTGCTAATTCAGATTCTCTATAAAGCTCTGTCCATTTCGTATCACCAGAATCGTTCTCTGTATTATATATTGGATGTTCTTTTACAAACTCTCCAATAACATAATTAGCAGAGTTTTCGTAACTATCGTCTACAGTCTGTTCCTGGGTCTGTTCTTGAGTCTGTCCCGTTTGAACATTCCTTTGACTATCTCCAAGTTCATCCTTTTGCGTACGACGTTCACTACGAGCTTCAACGATTCTGTTTCGTCTTTCAGCGTTCCCTTTTTCTAATTTTTCGAGTTCGCTATCAAGACCTTTCCCTTGTGAAAGGGCTTCCTCTACTTTCTTTTGCTTTTCAGCATCTTCAGTAGATTCAGGTTTCTTTTCGGTGGAAGTGTCAGCCGTAGGAGTTTCCTTCTCCTTCTGCTTCTTACCTTCATTGGTTTCTGGAGCAGTTTCCTTTCCTTCCTCGCTATCTGCAAATTCTTCTTTTGTTGCCATGTAGCGGACTCTTAATTCTTATTAACTCCTTCATATTACGTGGATTGGAGAACCACGAAGAATTATTGTTTATACTATACATCATTTTGAGCATCTGTCACAACTTCTTTTGATTCAACCACAATTTCACTCTTTTCTTCTCGGCTCATTACACCCTTCTTAATCAGATGCTCCATAATTAAATCTATCTTCTTCCCTATATCCTGACCCTCTAAGATCATTTTTCCACTGCTAATTATACCCATAACCTAAAATTATTTCTTGTCGTCAAACTGTTCTAAGAAAGGAAGCATCTTTGGTGTCGAAAAAAATGGCTCATACTTGGGTACATATTTCTTACACAAATCCACCTCGCTATCTTCCAACTCAAAGTCCTCCGGCTGTCCATCCTTAATTTTTGTTGCTTTCTCTGCCTCTTCCAGCTTTTCAAGAATTCTAGCTCCAATACGCATTTCATCTAGCCCATCATAGCCAATTTCATGCTCTCCTTTTTGATTTTTTCCTTTAACAGGGTTATTTAATACAACTCTGAGTAATCGGACAGTTGTTGCTTGCTTATTATCATCTATATTGAACGGTTTATCACCATTCATTAGTTTTAGATTCTTGATTGTCTGCATAAAAATAGTTATTTATTTAGCTTTAGTTTCTTAATTAGACTGCTTTTATCTTCTGAATGACGAATCTAGCTTGGACTAAACCATCACCAGCATCATGCACTGATTTCTGGGTAACTATAATTTCAAGTTTATAATCTGCACCCACATCCCAATCTTTAATTTCTGGAAGAGAGTTTGAATCTACCATGAATGAAGGCTTATCAGGCTCAAAATCAGGCTCGGAGTTCTCCGCTACCCTCATCTTGCCTGAATCTGTTGGTATATCTCTAGCCATCTAATTTTAAGTTTTGTCTGATTAACATAAGCCAGCTTTGAATGGAACTAGCACCACTTCCATGATTGAAAGCCATAGTTCTAATATCTACTGGTTCATCATCAACCTTTGCCGATAGATCTTTCTGTAAATCTGTCATATTTGACTTGCTTTGGGGTACTATTATTTGTAATTCAAATGATGGTCTATCAGCTTCGTTCATCATTCTAATCCCAAAATCTTTTCCTAAAACATTATTCTTTGCTTTAATATAGTCATCGGGAACTGGATATTCTTTTGGCTCTCCTGGCTCAAAACCACTAGAAACTGGTGAGCCTTTTATTCCTGAAGTCTCCATAACCTCTGCTTTAACTTCCCCGTCATTATGGATTACTGTAGATGACGGTCTTGATGTAGGGCTTTTTACTCTAATATCTTCCAAAGACATTACTCTCTGGTTGATATTGTTCATTTCGCCAAGTATCTGTCCCTGCACATCCATGATGTCAGTAAGTGTAGGTTCTTTTTTCTCTGTTTTACCTTTTGGCATAGCTTATATTATAAATAATTATTATTGATTTGGCAAACTAATGGGTTGGCTCTTTTGCTCACTTACTTCAACTGGGACTTCAACCATTGCATATACATCATCCCCCTGCCTGTAGTCTTTCTGGGCTTTAAACTTAATCTCCTTCTGGCTATACACGATCTTTCTTATATTTTTCGTGACCATGCTTTGTTGCTCCTCCTTATCTCCAATGTAAAAGAGAATAGTCAGTAACTCCTTTCTCTTACACACAAATGATTTATCATTAATGGTGAAACGAACCATGTCCTTTGATCTTTTGCTCCATCCAGACTGCATAACGACATGTTCCCCATGTCCGCTACGATCTATTAGTACATATTTATTTGCCTCCATTGGCTCTCTTTTCTAAAGTGCTAAAGAATTCTATAAAAACATCTTCTGCTGTTTCGTACTTTATCAAGTTTTTTGCTGTTTTAAAAGATGTTTTCTCCACTTTCAAGCCTTTTAGATACTTTTCCCTGATTTCCGCCGCAAGTTGCTTCAGAATAGGATAACTCGGACTTTTAACAAAAGCCTGATAATGTGATGCCATCTTCATGCCTTCAAAATTCATTTCTTTACTTTCACTTTAGGTTTACTAACTTTATCGACTACTTCTTTGACAGCCTCCTTCTCCTTGAGTCCTTTTACATCTATTTCAATGGTGCGACCCTTTCTCGTAAATACTGATACTACATCATCAGTAATACTCATTTCCTTCAAGTTTTGATCCTTTAAAGACCTTAACTCTTTAGTAAGTTCTTTCAATAACATTAAAACTCACCTCCTAAACGGTTCTGCTACGCTCTTAAACATATTCTTGACTGTCTGACCTAAACCACCTTGTTTCGGTGCAGGTGGAGTAGCTGCTCCCTTGCCTTCTACAAATGCCTGTTTCCCCTCTGGTCCAACTGGTAATGGTGGCTCAAATAATTGCTGTTTCATGTCAGGCTCTTCTAACCATCGGTCAGGCAGCCATTTATCAGGATCTTCCTCAAAAGCCATCAAAACTTGCTTGATTGGTTTGATGGTTGCATCAATATAGGTTTGAAGAAGTGCTGGATCTGGTATTTGCACACCTGCCGTAATAATCGGGTTCAGAATACCAAATAACTCAAGAGTCATCTGTTTTTCTAATTCCTGAGACTTAGTGACAATTGATTGTGGCTTAATTCGTATCATTCCCTCCCATTTAAGCGCACTTGGTCGGACACGGAAGAATCTTTGATTTTCGGACTCAATCAATCTGCCCTTTTCATCAAAATCAAGATTCATTGGTATCTCACGCGGCACTTTAGCCATAAATTTAGTTTCACCTGTCTCTTCATCAATTTCTTCTTGGAAGAGATCAGGATCATTCTGTACCTCCTGTTTAAATCTCTCTATCTGTGATGGTTCGACAATTTGAGTGACTTCTGTAACCGAGAAGATTTGTTCGTTTAGTTCAACAGTAAGTCTGGCATCAATTTCTAGGGCATCTACAATATGTGCTACTGGGATAGCAAGCCGTCTGAGAGCAGAATTACGAAGTATAGATACTTCAAAAGCAGTCTTACCCGACTCCTGGCCCTGTAGAGGTCTGTTAACACCTGAAGCATTCTGCATGTCTTCTTGTAGTTGTTTGAGTTCATCAGCTGATTCTTTACCAGGACCGCTAAACTTCATCTCCTTAATATTGTCTACATTGGGAACCTGCTTACCAACTCCTGGCTGAACAATAATCTTCCCATCATCATCGAATTGATTGACTCCTGAATACAACCAGAACCCATAAATCATTAAAACGATCTGGTCTATTCTCATGTTTCGGATACGGTCTATCAGTTGTTGGTCGTTTCTGATAGCCTCATAGATTCCTATACCATAAATGGATTGGTCATCTCTCAATGTCCACGGGGACCACCAGCCAGATAATTGTTTATGTAATGTAGGGAGAGGTACTCCTGGGATAACCCAAATGCCATTTGCTTTGACTGAATATAAGTCAAGTTCTTTATTCTCGTAGAAATCTATTATGACCGAATCCTTTTCCTGGTATCTCTTCTTGGTATGTGAAGGCTGAGAGTCATCTATTTTAGGAGCAGTTGATGGTACAAAACCTGCATATTTCCAATCTCCAAATTCTTTATCAAATCTCTGCTTTGAATATCGTTGCCGCCATCTCCAGTCTCTTGCTGATAAAGGATCGTTGGGAATAGCCATGTCATCTATCCAGACATTCTTAGGATTAAGATTCTCTCGGTATACACCATTAAAATCTTCCTTGGTTCTCTCCTCGTACTTAGCTTCTTCAGGATTGTTTGGATCAAATTCAACCAGATCTTTTACTGTTCTAACATCCCGTCTGGGATATGTTCTACCAACGGCAAAACCATATTTAGCCTGATTGAAGATAAAGTTTCTTAATACAGATTTACTCTTAGCAATTTCCCAACTGGATTGATAGAGAGATTTTTGAATCATTGTCGTAGCCTCAAACCTTGAATTGCTAGGCAAAAAGACAGCTTCTGGATTCTGATCTACCAGAATAGAAAGTGCTGTCTGTATCTGAATATACGCATTTGGCTGGCTTACATTCGTTCTCCAACCCTGTCCGTCTTGACCAAGAGTAATAATCTTAGATCTAGCTCCCAAGTCTGCCTGGGCAAAGACTCTGCGACCCTTGGAATCTGCGCCGCCTAACTTAAAACCATGTGGCTCATACGCTAAATCAGCATCCGTCCAAATGGTTTCTATATTTATATTTCTAGGACCAACAGATTGTCTACCTTGCTCTAACTCTTGAAAACGATCATCAAGAAAATCAACATTCTTCTGCTCATCTTCAGTATAATTGGGAGTCCCTAGATCTCTCTCTTCTGGCTCTTCAACTTTCCGCTCAAGAGCCATTTACTTCTTCTTACCATGTTTCTTATACATCATATATTGCCATTATATCCCTTTCTGGTGCAACAAACAATATAATCTCCTTTCCGTCCACCTCAATCTTCAAATCTTGTGGATTATATTTGTTGTAATAGACAGTATCCCCGACTTTTACGTATTTACAATCCTCTGCTACTGCCACAATCATGCCAGCTTCGACAATTTCCTCTGGATCATGTTCTGGGAGTATTAGACCTCCTACAGTAGTTTCTTTTTTCTCAAGTTCACGAATGATTACTGTTCCATTGATTGGCCTTAATGGGATCTTCATATTATGGTGCTAAATAATGAACAATTAATGCCACAACTATAATATAAACACCAATAGGAACTCCGTTAAGCGATAAACTTCCTGCCCACTTCTTTGAATGATTCCAATAAACAGGAATAAATAACCCTATATGGGTCTTCCAAGCTCGATCTATTTTTTCTTGCTTCATAATAATTATTTTAAAATATATTATCTTGTCCGTAAAGAACATTTGGATTAGCGTGTATATCCTTCCCTTGTCGCAAAGCTTTCATCTTCCTCTCTAATGGGGTCAAAGGTTTCTTAGACTTTAACTCATGTAGAGTAGTTAGCAAGTAAGAGATTGCATCTACGATGTGGTCATCTAAAGTGGTGTCGATGTCCTCAGGATTCTTTTCATCGTGGATCATTTGAGGAATGGTCCGTATCACATTAGGACAATTCTTGAAGACAAACAATTTAGGTTGTTCTATTGTCTTGTCCGCCACAGTTTTATGTCTCAAATACTCATGGAAGATGGTCCAACGTGCTATCCGACCACCAGCCTGTCTACCACCAGCCGGTACAAGGTTTGGCATACCATTAGCCTCTAGGATCTCGGCTATAGTCATATCTTGACCCTGCTGTTGAAATACCTGACGATCTACTATGTCCATCTCATATCGACTACCCGTATCAGGATCGACAGGATCTACCGAACACATTAACGCTAAGTTATTCGCATTTACATCTGCATCTAACCCCGCCTGATAATACTCACGATAGCAGTTATGTGATGCAATCCCTTCTGCCACATAAGTCCTTGAAGAGGTTTGAAGTGAGATTACATCTTGTATCCCAATAAATTCTTTTTTAACAACATTCAAATATTCAAAAGCACTAAATCCTCCCATCTTATTTAAATCAAATTTTGACAGCAATCTTTTAGGCCGCACAGAACCTAATAACCTCAAAATGTCTCTTTTCTTTGTAACAGATAGACTCATACAATCATCCCGATTCCTACCATAAACCCCATAACGGATATTCCTTTTGTTTAACCCATATCGAACATGTTTCAAAAGCTCATTATTCTTTTGGGCAAGGCTCAACCTAGCTGTCCCATGGTTATTAACCCCAAAACTTCCCTCTCCATCAAACGCTCCAGCTAAATAACCAGCCTCATAAGAATTATCATCTTCCCATGTATCTAATACCTTTAATAACTTATCTGTATCTTTTAATTGTTCTGTTGTTTTCCATTCCTTCCTCATCCCAGCTGTCTCTATTAACCATTTATGATTTACTGAACAAGTAATAACCGTGCCGTCACTTAATGTTAGACGATAAGATGGTTGCTTAATTATATCTTTCTTTTCAACTATTGATTTTTTCCATCTACGTTTTCCAGTTTTAGGAACATGCTCATCAAACCCGAATAATACATCTCCAACACCAATACTTTCTGCTTCTATCCACCTTAAATCTTCTCTTAATATCTTTGTTTCTGGTGCAACACAAAATACATTCCCGTCATAGTCTATCGCTGCACACACTGAAGCAAAGGGAGCAGTCCTACCAAAGTCTGTACTACGATATTTCTTCCAGTCATTAGGAATTGGAAAAGGGCTAACGACATGCACATCATCTGACCATTCTGAGAAGAACTGTCCTGAGAATATATCCCAAGAACCCAGTCGCCAGGCTTTCATTAAGTTTTCTGGTAGAGAATCCAAGAATAAAACATATTCTGGATCATTCTCCATCAGCGTTGGGTTATCATCTACTCTGGCAGGAATAAATATTCTCTTTCTTTTTGTTTTTTTATCTACGGTTTTGATTGCTTCTCTGGGAGTCCCGACTATTTGAAATCTGTCCTTAACCCATTGATGGCCCTGTCCTCCAGGGTTAGTAGTACAGAATATCTGAGGTCTTAAATCAGGATTAACACTACGACAAGAAGCGATTAACTTTAAATAGTTTATTTCAGCATCTATCTGAGTCAACTCCTCAATCAGCATCTTCTGATATTCGTGACCCTGATACTTGGTATAGGCATTATCATCCTTCAAATGACCAGTACGGATCTTGGCTCCTGAAGGAAATCTAACTTCTGGGGGATTACCTACGACTTTACCTCCAGCAGTCCCGTAGAACATTGTGGCACGATCCACCCAGTCTCGTAGATCATCTGAATTTCTTCTAATAACCAACGCCCTATAATAAGGAAGATGTACCCATCTTATAAGCCAGGCTAGGCCAGCATCAGTC